GATGAACCAAAGGTATTAGTAACTCCTACAGGACGGAACTGGGATTGAGTTTGAGCACGTAAACCTGCTTGAGTAAGTGTATTAGCTGTCTGTTGTGCAGCTGCCTTATTTGCAGCACTTTGTTGCATTCCTCCTAACATATTTGTTAAGCCTGAAAACCAACTTACTGCAGGATTAGAAGCATTTCCTGTTCCAGAAGATGCTTGACCTTGAGAAGAAGGAGCAGCATAAGCTAACAAAGCTGTAGGATTTCCTGTACCTGCCGCATAAAGAGCAGGAATAGGGTTATCTACAATTTTTTGTCCGGTATCTCCAATAGTTCCTACCGGATCGTTCACAAAATCACTTAACCATCCCATAATCTTATTCCTTACATTGTACCGTTAGAGATGACATTACCAATCACGGTAAGATTACCTGAGCTATCAATCTTAGCTACGCTTGTACCGCTAACTTGGATGTACAAGACACCTCCTGTCTCGACAAAGCCAAACAAAGTGAAATCACCATCAGCTTTAGAAGCGATAGCGGTAGCTAGGTTATTAAACTCAGTGTCAATTTCAGTACCTTTGACAATCTTCAAAGGATTGCCATGAGCGTAACTGTCCTTAGCAGCAAAGTTAGTGCTTTTGGTGTAATTAGCCATAGTTAGTTATCTTTCCGTTCTTAGCATGCATCTCGATCTTTTGAATACTCAAAGGTGAACCATTAATATCAACTTCAAAGCCTACTTGGACAGCCTTACCTGAACCGGAGCCATAAGCTTTCAGTACTTGAAGGACGATACCGCTACTGTACTCGGCCCCGTAATTGTATTCGCTTTCTCCATAGTAAGCAATACTATTTGTTGGAATTTGAGCATTCTGTGAAACATAACTAGACTTAAAGTCATAATCCCACTTGATTGTCAATGCTTGATTATTACCACCAATTACAGTTACCAGGATGTCTTTCAGCAACGATGTGACAATAGGAGAACCTAAGTCAGAGTAATTGGTATAGTACGAGAAGCGATAAGTAGACGTATTGTCCAGATTACCTGTGTACGTACCGACATAGGCGTTTAAGCCAATCAGCATTGTACCGTCAGCTTTTTGACAGAAGCTCTTAGGAACCAAATCCCAAGTAGTTACACGGCTAGAACCATCTTGCAACTGTTGCTTACGATCAAAGACGTAAGTAATATTGGTTGTAGGGAATGTAATAGCGTAGAAGGCTTCACGAGGATTGTAGACAGACTTAATGTTAGACTTAGTCTCAAGCGAAGCAGCTGTAACTAGATCATTACGGACATTCTTAGACAAGTCATTTAAAGGAGCTGACTTCTCTTGAATAGTACGCATAATGCTACGTACACCAGTCTCAGACAAAAAGATAATATCTGTCTCAGTTACTTGAACGCTATCACGAGCAATACAACCGATACCGGAAATAGTATCGTACAAAGTCATTGTCGCTGGTGTTGTAGCGCCTTGGTAAATCAGGATGTTACGATAACCAAAGATGAACAAAAAGCCGTTGTGAACAGCCAAAGCAGTAATAGTATCACCACCTTTAGGCCACACAGAGGTAGTATCCAATGTTCCTGCTGTGCCTGATCCAAACTTCTGTGGATTCTTAATGTCAGACCACTGAACTGTTACTTTATCTGTAGTTGTATTGGCATTCCAGATACGGCCTAAAGCAGAGATAACAATATTAGCTTGCTGGACAGTACCATTATAACCAGCCTCTTGGTCTACACGATAATAAGTAGTAGTAGACGAAGCAGGGGAGAAGCCAAGGGGGACATGGCCTGATTGATAGAAGTAAATATCACCGTTCAGGTAAGCTGTAGACCAGTTAGAGTCTGAGATCGTAGGGGCTGTGCCGACACCGTTGAAAGTAATCTCTGTAAGTGTAGAGCCGGATAACGTGTAAAGTTTATTGTTACCTGCACACAGAGTATAAGATGTACCGTCAATAGTAATCAACTCGGCAATAGTCTTAACATCAGCAGTGTCGATAGCGGTAGAGTGATTCCGTGTGTAACCCTTACGAGCACCAATACGTCCATACTGGTCAATAACAGCATTATTAGCGACAAGAGCATATCCACTGGCGAGATCCAGTGAAGAGTCTTGAGTATTCAGCCCATAGAAACCTGGAGCTGATACCGCATAAGCTTGTATTTGTTGTGCCATTTAAGTTGGATACCAAGCATCATTTTCAGGGGAACGTGCCAATTCGATAGCGATCAAGTCAGCAGTAGCTTTCTTAGCCAGAGCAAAGCACTCAGAGCTAGACAAACCACCATCTTCACCTCGATCAACCAGAGCACGTGCAAGAGCACCTAAGACAATCGGTTCTTTAGCCAGTTTAGTGGTGTCGTCGTCAGCAACGAAATCAGTCTCAGGAACCACCAAACTAAAGCGAATGCTATAAGTGCCATCAGGGATAGGCCAAAACTTAACCTGAGCGTCCCCATTGCTATCCACACCACCAAAGATGTAGTGAAAGGGGGTTGTCTTTTGTGGATTAGATGTGCCATAAGCTTCAATATCAAGCTGCGTGTGACTCCAAGGTTCCAAAGTGTAATATTTCGTGGTATTAATCACGTTCATTACTTTGAAACGGGTGCCAGCTCCTGTGATACTGTAACCTGTAAACTGATCCGCTGCTGTAGTTACTGTGATAGCTTGATTAAAGCCGTCCCACTCGTAACTATCAGCTACTTCACGTTTAGCATCGTTGACGAACTTGCCAATGACAGTAGAAAGAGTATTCTGATTGACAGTATCAACAGTAGGCTCCCTCAGCCGAACTAAGACATCATTCACCAACTGAAGATATGTTGGCAATGCCATGATTAATAGCCTTTCTTAGGCTTTTTCTTGCTCATGCCTGCTTCACTGAGAGCGATAGCAACGGCTTGTTTTTGAGACTTAACAGCAGGGCCTGATTTAGAACCAGAGTGCAGTTCACCTGCTTTCCACTCCTTCATTACTTTGCCCACTTTAGCCATCTTACCTGCTTTTGTCTTTGGTTTAGTAGCCATGATAATATTTCCTTTAGTGAGCAACTTTGACAGTAATAGAACCCGATGTAAAAACAGTTACGTTTACACGGACATGAGGAGGAGGATTAGTCAAGGTAACAAGAGCATCAGCGGTCAAAGCAGTACCGATTGTGGCCCAATTTGTGTTATCCACGGAACCTTGAATAGCTACTGTGCCGATAGTAATGCCAGTGATTTGAATATGTGCAGGTGTCAAACCATCAGAACCAATAGATTTAGATGCACCTGTGGCAGCAGCAGCGCTCAGAAGTGTAGTAGTTGTCATTTACTTTAATCCTTACTTGAGGAAACGGAGGTGATATTTAGCTTGATCGTAGACGCCTACAGCTTCGTCAATGATGTTATGCAAAGCAGTGTTGGCACGAGGACAGATAGCCTCACGATTCTTTTCGATCCAGTCTGTGTGCTTTTCCAAGACATCCAATAGAGTACCTTTATACTCATTAGCAATCAAAGGAACATCCAACAAGACACCGTAGCACCCTTGATACTTTTGACCAAACTCATCAGCCAAAGGAATGATAGCGTTGTAGAACTCATTGGTAGCCATATGCTCAGAGAAGCTCTTTGTCTTCAGGTGAACACGGTGAGCCAAGTCACGGGCTAGGAAAAGAAGGGCAACATATTTGCCAGCCATCATAGTATTCATGATTTAAATATCCTATCTACAAAGAAGGTAATAATTCCACCTACTCCTGAAGCAATAATCATACCCATCCAGAAACCACCTTTAGACTTGTTAGCAAGCTCTAAGAGGCATTTAACGTCTTTACTAAGGCTATGCACCTCGTTTTGCAGGGCTTCTACCTGAGCTTCAAGACGACCAAACTCTCGTGCTGAAACCTCGTCCATTGTTATTCACCTTCGTGATTGGATTCAGTTTTCTTAGGGCGACCTGCTGTTTTCTTTACTTCTTGTTCCACTGGAGCTGGCGTAGTCACCAACTCATAATCAGGATGGAACTTCATAGAATCAATGTCTACTTGTTCAGTAAAAGTAACAGTGTGCCCACTACGGAGGCAACGGAATGTGGCTGACATGGTTAATAATCCTTCAGTAGATAGGCCAAAGGGAACCCTTGTGAGATTCCCTTCAGTCTAGTTACTTACTAGATTAGGCTGGAACAGCCAAGGCAACGCTAGAGTAGTCACGCAACTCAGCAACACCGTACAGAGTGTCAGCAGTAAACAGAGTACCGAGGTA